GCGTTGCCGTAGACCAGCGCGTCGCCGGAGACCCGCGCGTTGCCGTAGACCAGCGCGTCGCCGGAGACCCGCGCGTTGCCGTAGACCAGCGCGTCGCCGTAGACCCGCGCGTTGCCGTAGACCAGCGCGTCGCCGGAGACCCGCGCGTTGCCGTAGACCAGCGCGTCGCCGGAGACCCGCGCGTTGCCGGAGACCTGCGCGTTGCCGTAGACCCACGCGTTGCCGGAGACCTGCGCAAGATTAACTTCGGCTTCGATGTAGCCACCGAGCTGCCCCGGCGTGACGCCGATCGCGGCAATCGCCACCACGGCGCGGATGCGGCGCGCCACGCGGCCCGGGAAGATGACCTTGGCGTCACCCTCGACAAATTCGTACTTGACGTTTGCCGGAGCCTGCGTGCTGTCGGCGGATGCGTTCTTGACCATTTGCTCTCCAGTCACGTCAGCGGGTTGCGACGTGTTGACCATATTTGAGCACGTGCTAAACAGCAGCGCAAGAAAAAGGCGACCTATTTCTAGAGTCGCCTCTCTAATTCAGCTGTCGAGCGACAGGCTCATTTGATGAGCTTGCCCAACGCTTCAATGAAGTTGCGGTCGACTTGCCCGCTCAACCTTGCGTTCTCCAGCACGAGCCTGACCATGTTCGCCGTCTTCTCCGCACCGATGCCCGGCATCGCGTCCATCACCTCGCGCAGCGCCGTCTCGAAGAGCGGCGGGAAGGCCGCCGACTGCATGAACAGGAAGTCGCGCGCATCGCGCTCAGGCGCTGCGGGCGGCTTGGTCTCCATCACGACCGTGCCGCGCGACGTCGTCACCGTGAGATCCGGGCGGCCGGTGGGCGGTTTGTCGAGGGTGCCCGGCGTCAAGCCCATGACTTCCTCGATCTGGCGGGCGGTCTCCTCGCGGATCAAGCGGGCCGACGCGGCGGTGGGCGGCTTTAGCAGGTGCGTGATATGGCTCGAATTCGTGCCCAGGCGCTCGGCAAGTTGCGTTTTAGCGCCCTTGTGCTCAAGCAGCTTGGTCAAGTTCGCTCTTCGTGTCTCGTGCACGTCAAGTGTGGTGGCCATATGAGATCCGGAAACTGATAGTTTTTCGCCTCGCAATTCGGCTGAATAGGGGCGGGAAGAGTGCGGAGCATACCCCATACGCTAAGGGTAAGCGTACTTGACCATGTGCTAAAACGCACACTATGATATGGGGTCTTCAGAACCCCTTTGAGACCGACGACCAGGGAATCCAGTGAATATTTTCAAAGTATGGATGCGGGCTGCAACGCCCGGGGAGCAAGGTGTTTTGGCCGATGCGCTGGGCACCTCGCGGGAGTATCTCTATCAGCTCTCCGGAGGGTTTCGGAAAGCCTCCCCGGAGCGCGGCGCCGCGGTCGAGGCGGCGTCGGCGTGGATGCACGAACAGTCGGCCGGCCGCCTGCCGAAGATCTTCCGCACCGACATGGTCGACGCCTGCCGCAAGTGCGAGTTCGCGCGGCGCTGCCTCGGGCCCGACGCGGTGCGCGCCGAGTTCGAAGAAGTCGTCTCCGCCTCGATCGCGCCGACCAGCGACGACACGGAGGGCGGCACCCATGACTGACTTCGAGAATCAGGTGCGTCGTGAGCTGGAGCAGCAGCTGCGCCGGCCCATGACGCCACAAGAGAAGGACCTCCTCGAGCGCGCCTCGAGCGCGGCCCGCGCAGTCCGGCCCGAGCCGACCCCGACGGGCGCGGAACTCCCCACCAGCTAAGGCCCCGATGCCCACCAACGATACCGCGGGGGCGCCGTGGGGCGCCACCGACGCCGAGTGGCGGCACTTCGCGCGCACGCTCGCGCTGCAGGTGGACCTGCTGCCGGTCGTCAGCAATCCGAACGCCCAGATCTCGCCGCTGTCGAAGATGCGGGACCTGGGCAAGACACCGAGCCGCTACGGGCCTGACGACCTGGTCGTCGGCATCCCAAAGTGGACGCAGACCCAGGCCACCGAGCGCGACGTCGCGCGCTGGTCGGCGAACAGCGATCTGGGCATCTGCCTGCAGACGCGCGAGGTGCGCGCGATCGACATCGACATCGCCGACCCGATGCGCGCGGCGGAGGTCGAAGAGATGGTCGGCTACCTCGCCGACCTGCCCGCGCGTCGGCGCGCGAACAGCGGCAAGTGCCTGCTCGCGTTCCGCATGCCGGGCGCCTACGCGAAGCGCGTGATCAAGACCGCGCACGGCATCATCGAGTTCCTGGCCACCGGCCAGCAGTTCATTGCCGTCGGCACGCACCCCAGCGGCGCGCGCTACGAGTGGGACGGCGGCCTGCCCGCGCAGATCCCCGAGCTGACTCCGGCCGAGTTCGAGGTGCTGTGGCAGGCGCTGGTCGACCAGTTCGCGCTGCCGGACGGCGCCAGCGAGCAGCGGGCCGGCATGGCGCCCATGCTCGCGCGCAGCGCCGACGACGTGGACGACCCGACCGTGGCCTGGCTGGCCGACAACGGCTGGGTGACGGGCTACGAGCGCGACGGCCGCGTCGACGTGCGCTGCCCGTGGGAGCACGGCCACAGCACCGACAGCGGGCCGACGGCGACGTCGTGGTTCCCGGCGGGCGTGGGCGGCTTCGACACCGGGCACTTCCACTGCCTGCACGCCAGCTGCGCGCACCGCACCGACTCCGACTTCCTGGCGGCGACCGGTCACACCCGTTCGGCCTTCGACGTGGTCGTTGCTTTAGCTGCAGCTAAAGACGGCGCGCCGCCGGTGGAGATCGAGCCGCTGCCCGTCTTCGAGCGCGACCGCCAGGGCGTGCCGCTGCCCACGATCAACAACGTGCTGGCCGCGGTGCGGCGGCCCGACGTTATCAAGCGCCGCATCGGTGTCGACCGGTTCCTGTGCTCGATGATGACGACCGACGACGAGGGCGGCGCGTGGCGGCGCTTCACCGATGACGACTACACGCGCGTGCGCAGCGTGCTGGGCCACCTCGGCTTCAAGCCGGTGGCGCCCGAGATGGTCAAGGCGGCCGTCAAGCTGGTGGCCAAGGAGCACGCGTTCGACTCGGCGATCGACTGGCTGTCGGACCTGGTGTGGGACGGCGTCGAGCGCATCGACACGTTCTTCCCGACGTTCTTCGGCGTGGCCGACACGCCCTATGCGCGCGCGGTCAGCGCCTACGCGTGGACGACGCTGGCCGGGCGCTGCCTCGAGCCTGGCGTGAAGGCGGACATGGCGCCGGTGCTGATCGGCCTGCAGGCGGCCGGCAAGACGTCGGCCGTCGAGGCGCTGGCGCCATTCAACGACGCCGACGAGAGCGCGTTCGTCGAGATCAACCTGACCAAGAAGGACGAGGACATCGCGCGGTCGCTGCGCGGCAAGCTGGTCGGGGAGATCGCCGAGCTGCGCGGCCTGCACTCGCGCGACGCCGAGTCGATCAAGGCCTGGGTCTCGCGGCGCACCGAGGAGTGGACGCCGAAGTACGAGGAGTTCGGCACGCGCTTCGCGCGCCGGCTGCTGCTGATCGGCACCGGCAATCAAGACGGGTTCCTCGACGACATGACTGGGGAGCGCCGGTGGTTGCCGATGCGCGTGGGCGCCGTGGACGTGGCCGGCATCGCGCGCGAGCGCGAGCAGCTGTGGGCAGAAGGGGCGCACCGCTTCCGGCGCGCAGGCATCGCCTGGCGGGACGCCTATGAGCTGGCCAAGGGCGAGCACGCCAAGTTCAAGATGACCGACATCTGGGACGACGCAGTCATCGACTGGCTTTCTCGCGACGGGATGGACGGTGACGTCGGCGCTCCGCGAGGCGCGGGCATCGTGCGAGTAAGCGAAATTTTGCTGAGTGCTTTTCGCATCGAGGCAGGCCGCCAGACGAAGGCGGACGAGATGCGAGTCGCAAAAATTCTCACGCGCCTTGGATACGTGAAGCCTGTTCACGCGCTTTGGGACGCGCGCAGCAAAAGGCAGGTCCGGGGCTGGGTCAAACCTGCAGAAGATTGCGAGTACGCATGAAACAGCAAGTTCGCAGCACACCACCTCGGCGAGGTGGTGTACAGGTGGGGTGCTCTAAGTCGTTGATTCGTAAGCGACTACACCACCACACCACCTATACCACCATTAGAGGAGATACGCAGGGGGTTCGGCTACCGGTAAAAGCCGTAGGAGTTTCGAAAAGGGGTGGTGGGGTGGTGTGGTGGTGTACTCCATGAGCAAGCAAAAAACTGCACGCGGCTCGGCGACCAACGACGGCGGTCATGTTGTCGGCCAGGACCATCACCGAGCCAAGCTCTCGGATCACGATGTCTGGCTGATCCACGAACTTCGAGACGGCGGCATGCAGTACGCCGAGATCGCCGCCAAGTTCGAGATCAGCAAGACGCAGGTCTGCTACATCTGCCTCGGCCAACGCCGCGCCCACACGGCGACTGGCCAGCGCTGACCAGCTGCTCGAATTCACTTAGCTCCGGGGTGGGCATGCATCTTCCGGTGCATGTCCTACCCGAACTGGGTCCACCCCTTCCTCGTCAACCTCGAGCGCACCGGCAACGTGTCCGGCAGCGCGCGCCTCGCGGGCCTCTCCGGCGCCGCGACCGCCTACAACCTGCGCAAGGTCGACGCCGACTTCCTGGCGGCCTGGGACCTCGCGATCGAGGCGCACACCGATGACTGCGAACAGGAGCTGACGCGGCGCGCGTTCGGCTACGAGGATCCGGTCGTCTACCAGGGCCAGCTGACGCCGGTCTGGGAGCGCGACGAGTTCGGCAACCTCGTGATGGACCGCGTCGAGTGCGATCCCTACCTGGTGGGCGACACGACGGTCACGCACAAGCTGGTGCCGCGCCAGGCGCGCGACGCGAACGGCCAGCTGCGGTGGCTCACCGTCACGAAGTTCAGCGACACGCTGCTCCTGGCGCGCATGAAGGCGTACCGCAAGCGCTACGCCACCGATCGCACCGAGGTCGTCAGCTCCACGGCCGTCGACTCGATGACCGACGCGGAGCTGCTCGCCGAGTTCAACACCCTGCAGCGCAAGCTCGCCGCCATCCCGAAGGCCGAGCCGGCCGACGACGACCTGAGCGCGTTCGCATGACGCTGACCGTGCGCGAGCGCGCGATCCTGCAGGAGGCCATCGCGCGCGGCCGCGAGCTGCTGGCGCGCCAGCCGTTGTGGCGCCCGCTGCCCGGCCCGCAGACCATGGCCTACGATTCGGAGGCCGATATCGTGGGCTTCGGCGGCGCGGCCGGCGGCGGCAAGTCCGACCTCGCGATCGGCAAGGCCGTGATGAAGGCGCACGAGGTGCTGATCATGCGCCGCGAGGGGACGCAGCTGCAGGGCATCGAGGAGCGGATGCGCAAGCTGCTGGGCAACGACGACGGCTACAACTCGACGAAGCGCGTGTGGCGCGACGCCGGGCCGCGCAAGGTGCTGATCGAGTTCGGCTCGTGCCCTAACCTCGGCGACGAGCAGCGCCAGCAAGGCCGCCCGCACGACCTGCTGGTGTTCGACGAGGCCGCGAACTTCCTCGAGCTCCAGGTGCGTTTCCTCCTGGGCTGGAACCGTTCGACCAGCTACGACGAGAACAGCAACAAGGTGCGCAGCCAGGCGCTGCTCACGTTCAACCCGCCCACCAACGCCGAGGGCCGATGGATCGTCGACTTCTTCGGCCCGTGGCTCGACAAGAAGCACCCGCTGTACCCCACCGCGCCCGGCGAGATCCGCTACTGCGTGATGCTGCCCGCGGAGAACGGTACGAGCCGCGACGTGTGGGTCGACACCGCCGCGCCTTGCGTGCTGGTCAACGGCGTGCTGGTCTACGACTTCGACCCGAAGGAGTTCGCGCCCGAGGACATCATCGAGCCGCAGTCGCGCACGTTCATCCCGTCGCGGATCTCGGACAACCCGCACCTGGCCGGCTCGGGCTATCTGCGCGTGCTGCAGGCCATGCCCGAGCCGCTGCGCAGCCAGATGCTGTACGGCGACTTCCAGGCCGGCATGCAGGACGACCCGTGGCAGGTGATTCCCACAGCGTGGGTCGAGGCCGCGATGGCGCGCTGGGTCGACCGCTCGCCGAAGGGCGAGATGATGGGGCAGGGCGTCGACGTCGCGCGCGGTGGCAAGGACAACACGACGATCGCCAACCGACACGCGAACCCGGACGGCTCGAAGGGCTGGTGGATCGATCGCCTGAAGATCTTCGCTGGCACCGAGACGCCAGATGGCCCGATGGTCGCCGGCCTGGTGATCGCGTCGCGTCGCGACGAGGCGCCGATCCACATCGACGTGATCGGCGTAGGCGCATCGCCCTACGACGTGCTGAACGGCATGCAGCTGCAGGTCATGGGCGTGAACGTCAGCGAGAAGGCGCTGGGCACGGACAAGAGCGGGCGCCTGCGGTTCTTCAACCAGCGCTCCGAGCTGTGGTGGCGCATGCGCGAGGCGCTCGACCCGGCCAACGACGTCGGCGTCGCGCTGCCCCCGGACAAGGACCTGCTGATCGAGCTCTGCACGCCGACCTGGTCGATGTCCGGCTTGGTGATCAAGGTCGCGAGCCGCGAGGAGATCTTCGAGAAGATCCGCCGGTCCGTCGACCGCGCGGTGGCCGTGATCCTCGCGATGATCGACACGCCTAAAGCGAAGAAGCCAGGCAAGGGCGGTTCACATAAGCCGGGTGGCGGCCGTGAGCATGACCCTTATGCAGGTCTCCACGATTGATCCCAGCGCGCTGACCGCGCAGCCGACGCCCGAGCAATTCGCGGCGATCGAGGCGTTCATGAACGAGATCGAGCACGAGCGCGGCCACGTCATCGACCTGAGCACCGAGCACTTTTTCGCAGACGACGATCGGCTGTACGGCCGTAGCGTGCGCATCCCCGCGGAGCACGTGCTGCTCGGAGGCGCGCACTGCCAGGGCACGCTCTCGATCGCCGTCGGCGACATCACCGTGCAGACCGAGAGCGGGCCGAAGCGCCTGACCGGGATTCACGTCGTGCCCGCGCTGGCCGGCCACAAGCGCATCGGCGTCACGCACGCCGACACGTTCTGGCTCTGCGTGTGCATCAACCCCACCGGCGGCACCGACGTCAAGGCGATCGAGGACGCGCTGTGCGCCGATGCGGCGCGCCTGCTCTCGCGCCGCGCGAACCTGGAACTGCAATGAGCTTCGGTCTCTCCGCTGTCGCAGTCGCCGAGATCGGTGCAGCCGTCGCCGCAGCCGGCACCGCCTACAACGCGTACAGCGCCAACCAGGCCGGCAAGCGCCAGAACGCGGCCAACACCCAGGCAGCAACCGCCGCGGCGAAGAACCAGCAGATGGCCGACGAGGCCAACAATCAGGCCAACGCCAAGACGCCGGACGTCGCCGCGCAGCTGCAGGCCAACCTCGCCGCCGGCAAGCAGGGCGCCGCCGGCACGATGCTGACAGGCCCCAGCGGCGTCGATCCGACGCAGCTCACGCTCGGCCAGACCTCGCTTCTGGGCGGTTGATGCGCGAGACGGACTACACCAAGCGCAGTGACCTGCTTCGGCGCTGGGGCGAGCTGAAGGACGAGCGCGCCAGCTGGATGCCGCACTGGACGGAGCTGTCGAAGTTCCTGCTGCCCCGCTCGGGGCGCTACTTCATCCAGGACCGCAACCGCGGCGCGCGCCGGCACAACAACATCTACGACTCCACCGGGACGCGCGCGGTGCGCGTGCTGGCCGCCGGGATGATGTCAGGCATGACCAGCCCGGCGCGGCCATGGTTTCGCCTGTCGACGCCCGATGCCGACCTGAACAAGCACCAGCCAGTCAAGATCTGGCTCGACGCGTGCACGCAGCTGATGCTGACGGTGTTCAACAAGTCGAACGTGTACCGCGCGCTGCACCAGACCTACGAGGAACTGGGCGTGTTCGGCACCGCGGCCAAGGTCATCATGCCGGACTACAAGACCGTCGTGCATCACGCCTCGCTCACCGCCGGCGAGTACTGCATCGCGACGGACTTCAAAGGCAACGTCGACACGATGGCCCGCGAGTTCGAGAAGACGGTCGCGGAGTGCGTCAAGGAGTTCGGCTACAAGCAGTGCAGCAAGACGGTGCAAGGTCTGTGGGACGCCGGCACGCTCGGCGCCTGGGTGCCGATCATCCAGATCATCGAGCCGCGCGCGGACCGCGAGCGCGACTTCAAGAGCAAGGCCGCCAAGAACATGGCCTTCCGCTCGTGCTACTTCGAGCAGGGGGCGAGCGAGGACCAGTACCTGCTCGAGTCCGGCTACAACGAGTTCCCGGGCCTGTGCTCGCGCTGGTCCGTCTCGGGCGGCGACATCTACGGCAACTCGCCGGGGATGGAAGCGCTGGGCGACGTCAAGCAGCTGCAGCAGGAGCAACTGCGCAAGGCGCAGGCGATCGACTACATGGTCAAGCCGCCGCTGGTGGCGCCGACCTCGTACAAGAACCGCGAGACGGACATGCTGCCGGGCGGCATCACGTTCGGCGACGGCACCGAAGCGATCAAGTCCGCCTTTGAAGTACGCATCGACTTGAGCCACCTCGGCGCCGACATCGCAGACGTGCGCGAGCGCATCAAGTCCGCGTTCTACGCCGACCTCTTCCTGATGCTCAGCGAGCAGAACGAGACTCGCATGACGGCCACGGAGGTCGCCGAGCGTCACGAGGAAAAGATGCTGATGCTCGGCCCGACCGTCGAGCGCCTGCACAACGAGGAGCTGAACCCGCTCATCCAGTCGACCTTCAACCGCATGCTGCGCGTCGGCATGCTGCCGCCGCCGCCGCAGGAGCTGCACGGCGTCACGCTGCAGGTCGAGTTCATCTCGATGCTGGCGCAGGCGCAGCGCGCGATCGGCACGAACTCGATCGACCGCTTCGTCGGCAACCTCGGCCAGATCGCAGCCTTCGCGCCCGGCGTCCTCGACAAGTTCGACGCGGACGATTGGGCCGACGAGTACAGCGACATGCTGGGCATCTCGCCGAGCTTGATCGTCGGCAACGACAAGGTGGCGCTGATCCGTCAAGGCCGCGCGCAGCAGGCGCAGAAGCAGCAGGACGCCGCCGCGGCGAACCAGCAGGCCGACACCGTGCAGAAGCTGGCCAACGCGCCGATGGGCAACAACACCGCCCTGGCGTCCCTCGTCTCGCGCGGCGGCCTCGTCCAAACCGCGCATCCCGCAAGCCCGACCGCCGGGTTCAGCGGCTACACCTGACAACGAAAGCGAACCGCACCATGAGTGGCTATCACCGCAAGGGATCTTCTCTGTTCGACCTGTCGACGGGAAAGCTCGTTGGCTACGTTGATCCGTCCGGCGTCGAACATCTGACGAGCACCCCGGACCAACCCCTGGCCCTGCGCGTCGTCACCGATCGTCTGCGCTACCCGTACTACAACATCGCAGCTACTCAAGCTGGCGGCCGGTCGTATGTGAAGTTCGCCGACAACGTCAACACGATCCAGCTTCTTGACGTGAACGCCTGGGGCCTCAACGAGACGCCCGGCAGTGATGTGGAGTACTACACCTACACGATTGAATACCCCCTGGGCAACATCATCGGAACCGTCACCTACAACGGTTCACGTACAGGCGCCAATCCTCCGGGCGGGAAGCTGATCTCGGACGCGTTCACCTACGCGCCGGGGTTCAAGAAGGGCACCAAGGCCTACATCAACAAATGGGTCGGCAACCCGACCAGCGGCATCAACGTGCAAGCGGGCTGCGATGCCGTGATCGGTTCGAACAACGAGACGATCACTACCAGCAGCGTGGTGGGCACGACCCTGGACTTCACGCAAACCGGGTACTCGCCCAGTTTCGCGCTTCCCTACAAGGTCGCGCCGACCGCGGTTCTCGCCTATACCTCGTGCGAATCCGTGGGCATCGTCGGCAACTCTCGCCATGTCGCGCAGATCGCCGGGGCGGCGAATGACTTCATCACCGACGCCAATGGCTTCGTAGGCACCGCAGAGCGCGCGTTCGGTCGCTGGGGTGCTTTCCTGAACCTCTCTGCTGCCAGCGACAGCCTGGCGAATTTTCTGACCTCGCACGGCGCTATCCGACGCGACCTTCTGCAATACGTCACCCAGGTATATGTGGGTGGTCCCATCAACGACCTGGGCACAGGGATTGCGACGATGGTCGCCAATCTCAAGGCGGTCAAGGCGCTCCCGTATGTCGTCGGAAAGCGCATCGGCGCGGGAACGATGTCACCCTTCATCGCGTCGACGAGCGACTTCCTGATGTCGACCACTGGCCAAGTCGCGGGCGCGAACGACGCAGCCCGTTTGGCCTGGCGCACGCAAGCGCTTCAGGGCCTTTTGCCTGTCGACTACGTGATCGACGAGGCAGCAGGGTTCGAGCAGTACCCGGGGTCACCGTTCTGGAAGGTGTACCAGAACGCCCGCACTGTCACCGACGGCGCAATGACGGTGGGATCGAACCTGCTTACCTCCGCCACCGCGAACTTCACGCCCGCAGACCACGGTCACAAGGTGATGGTTCCTGGTGCTGGCACCGCAGGCGCCACGCTCTATCAGCGCATGCAGTACATCAGCGCGACACAGGTCGGTCTCTACAACCTCTCCGGCGCCGTCACGCAGCCTGCAATCCTCACGGTGTCGGGCGTTACCTGCCCCATCGGGGTCTGGGATTTCAGCGTGGATGGCCTCCATGAAGCCGCACCGGAGATGGCCGCTTACCAGGCCAGCGTGCAAATTCCATCCGCGTCGTGAACTGATCGATTCACATAAGCCGCGTCGGTCCTCCGACATTGAAGGCCTATGAGCACCTCCGACGAACTCCACCCCGAAGCCAGCGCGCGACGCGACGCGGGGAAGCTCGCCGGCCAGGTCGAAGCGAACGACACGAAGTGGCTGATGTCCTCGAAGCAAGGCCGGCGCATCGTGCGCCGCTGGCTCGCGGCCGCCGGCATCCACCGCACCAGTTTCACCGGCAACAGCGAGACGTTCTTCCGTGAAGGCAAGCGCGCACTGGGCCTCGAGATCGAGGCCGAAGTGATCAGGCACGCCGGCCCGGACTACATCCTGATGCTGACCGAAGGCATGGCATGACCATCGAAACCTCGCTGACCACGACCACGGACACCACCGCGGTATCAGCAACTGGCGCGGACGCGTCGACCGCCGCGGACACCACCGCGACGGGCGACCAGCCCGCGAATCAGCAGACTGGCACGGAGCAATCCGCTGATCCGGTTCTCGACGCAGAAGGCAAGCCGGTAGATCCGCCGAAGGCGGACGAGGGCGCGCCCGAGACGTATGCGGATTTCACGGCTCCCGAGGGCGTGACCGCGCCCGCCGGCGAGCTGCTGACGGAGTTCACGACGCTCGCGAAGGAACTGGGGATGAGCCAGGCGAAGGCGCAAGACGCGTTCGCTCTCGTCGCGAAGCTGGCAGAGAAGGGCGGCGCCACGGCGGCCGCGCGCGCTGCAGCTGCAGCCGAGACGGCGCGCCTCGCGACGATCGAGGCCAACCACGCAGCGGTGAGCGCGGACCCTGAACTCGGCGGCGAGAAGCTGGCCGAGAACATGTCCAAGGCGCGCACCGCGATGCAGGCCACGACGACGCCCGCGTTCCGCGAACTGCTGAAGACGAGCGGCCTGGTCAACAACCCGGAGCTGATCCGGCACTTCTTGACCATCGCGCCCGCGTTCTCCGAGAGCAAGCACGTCGCGGGCGGGACGGCCCCCGGCACCCAGAAGTCCGCGGCCAAGGTTCTCTACCCCAACTCGAATTGACTTCGGCTTTAGCAGCCGATAAAGAAAGCACCACATGGCACTTCTTTCCGCACTCGCACTGACCCTCGCCGACTGGGCGAAGCGCATGGACCCGAACGGGCAAGTCCCGGTCGTGGCCGAGCTGCTGAACCAGACGAACGAGATCCTCGAGGACGCGATGTTCGTCGAGGGCAACATGCCCACCGGCCACCGCCTGACCATCCGCACCGGCCTGCCGCAGATCTTCTACCGCCTGATCAATCAAGGTGTGCCGACCAGCAAGTCGACCACCACGCAGATCGACGAGGCGTGCGGCATCCTCGAGGCTCGCTCGCACGTCGACGTCGAGCTGGCCAGGCTGAACGGCAACACCGCCGAGTTCCGCCTGTCCGAAGATCGCGCCTTCATCGAAGGCATGAACCAGACGATGGCTGGCGCCATGTTCTACGGCAACCCGTCGAGCGATGCGCGCCAGTTCCTGGGCTTCCAGACCCGCTATAGCTCGCTGACGGCCGGCAACGGCCAGAACATCCTGGACGCCGGCGGCACGGGCTCGAACAACGCGTCGATCTACCTGGTCGTCTGGGGCGATCAGACCGTGTTCTGCCCCTTCCCGAAGGGCTCGCAGGCCGGCCTGCAGCACCAGGACCTGGGCGAGGACTCGGTGATCGACGGCTCCGGCGCGGCGACCCCGCAGTATTTCCAGGCGCTGCGCACGCTGTACCAGTGGAAGAACGGCCTGGCCGTCAAGGACTGGCGCTACGTGGTCCGGATCGCGAACATCAACGTCTCCGACCTGATCTCGCAGTCCGCCACGCAGGCCTCGACCGCCGCGACGCAGATCATCAACCTGATGAGCCGCGCGCTGGACCGCGTGCCGAACCTCGCGATGGGCCGCCCGGCCTTCTACGCGAACCGCACCGTGTATTCGCTGCTGCGCGTCGCGGCCCTCGGTAAGTCGAACGCCGCGCTGACGATCACCGACGCGCTGACGCAGTTCGGCACCCCGTACAAGCTGACCAGCTTCCTGGGCGTCCCGCTGCGCAAGGTCGACCAGCTGCTCAACACCGAGTCCCGCGTCGTCTAAGCCTGGCGCCCCGCTCCGGCGGGGCTCTTCGCACACGCACCCAACTTCAGAAAGCAGACCATGATCCTCGACGCACTCCAGACCCTCTTCGGGTCGATCTCGGCGGCCGGTGTCCTCACCGGCGCGGCGGCCAACGGCGCCGGCAACATCCTGTCGACCAACACCATCGACCTGGCGCCGCTCGCGCTGGGCGGCAACCAGCCGGGCGACACCGGCGCCGGCAACGACCTGACGGTCGTTTTCCAGGTACTGACCGCGCCGACCGCCGGCACCAGCGTGCAGTTCCAGCTGATCCAAGCCGACGACGCCGCTCTGACGACGAACGTGCAGGTCGTGAACCAGACCGACGCGTTCCCGATCGCTTCGCTGCCGGCTGGCACGTTGGTCCCGGTCGGTTGGGATCCGGTTGCACCGTATGCACCGAAGCGCTACTTCGGCGCGCGCATCGTCAACGTCGGCGCCATCGCGACGCTGTCGGTGTTCGCCTCGGTGGTCAAGGACCCGCAGGCGGTCAAGAACCTTTACTACAAGTCGGGCTACGCGGTCTCCTGATCGATCGACGCATACCCCTCAGAAAGGCGCCTACGGGCGCCTTTCTGGGTAGCAGAGCCCCAACCCCCACACGCAAGGCACCCACACCATGAGCACCGAAAAGCGCGAGCCCGTCAAGTACACCGTCCTCAAAAAGTCCCTCGTCGGCAACAAGATCTACGAGGAGGGCGAGACCGTCGAATACGACGGCCTGCCCGCCGAGAACCTGGCGCCGCAGTGCGAGGTCGGCCACGCGCGCTTCCAGGAGTACACCGAGACGAACAAGGCGCGCGTCGCCAAGATGATGGAGTTCCACGGCGACGCCGCGAAGAACGTTGGCGACCCGGCGGCATTCCAGGCTGCCTTCCTCGAAGCGCTGGCCGAGTCGAACAAGGTGCATGCCGAGCAGATGGCCGCGCTGCAGGTGGCGCAGGCCGACCTCATCGCGAAAGCTGTTGCCTCGGCCTTCGCCACCGCGTTCCCGAACGGCACCGGCAAGGCCGCCGCGAAGGCCTGGACGCCGAAGGGTGCCGCCGCCGCCGAGAGCGAAAGCGCCGGCGAATCGATCGCCTGACCATGGGTTTCCGCGCCTGGCTCGCCAGGCCGATTCTGATCTACCTCATCGAACTCGAAAGGCAAAACACCATGACCAACGACGAACTCCTGACCAAGCTGGGCACCGTGGCCTCCGGCCTCTCCACCATCGGTGACGGTGTGGTCGCCCTGAAGGCCGCTGTCGCGGCCGCCGGCGGCACCACCCCCGAGGTCGACGCCGCACTCGAAGGCGTCGCCACCAGCGTCGCCAACATCGTCTCCATCCTACCGACCGCGGCCACCCCGACGACGGCCTAACCCGCCCTGCAGGCGAGACGTGATCCGGGCGCCACGAGCGCCCGGTTTTCCTTCAAGAGGTGAAGCGTGGCATCCGAAGTCGACATCTGCAATCTGGCCCTGGCCAACCTCGGTGACGTCGCGAACTTGCAGGCGATCAACCCCCCGGACGGCAGTGCCCAGGCGGACCACTGCCAGCGTTTCTACCCGATCGCGCGCGACGCCTTGCTCGAGATGCACGAATGGAGCTTCTCCACGAAGCGCGCGGCGATGGCGCTGCTGTCCAACCCGATCACCGAATGGCTCTACTGCTACGCGCAACCGATCGACCTCCTGAACCCGATCGCGGTGATGGATCCCAACGCCACCGACGACTCGAGCGTCGCTATGCCGGCGCCGTCGATGGCGTTCTTCGGGTACAGCAACCCGGTGATCAACACCGCGGTCTACACGCCACAGGAGTTCACGCTCGAAGCCGCCACCGACGGAAGCGACGTGATCTACACGAACCAGCAGAACGCGGTACTGCGCTACACGGCGCGCGTCACGGACACGTCGAAGTTCTCGACGCTGTTCATTCGCACGCTCGCGGCGTCGCTGTCCTCGATGCTGGCCGGGCCGGTGCTCAAGGGCGATGCCGGCGAAGCGGCGGCCGGCCGGTGGGAGCTCCGTGCGTTCGGCCGCGACGGCAAGAGCGGGCTGTACGGCCGCGCGGTGGCTAACGACGCGACCAACAAAAAGACGAACGTCATGCAGCGGCACGCGGTCAGCTGGATCAACGCCCGATGAGGGGCTTCGCGCGCACCTTCACCGGCGGCGAGCTGACGCCGGAATTCTTCGGCCAGATCACTGACGCCAAGTACCAGACCGGTCTGGCCCTGGTGCGCAACTTCCGGATCCTGCCGCACGGTCCGGCGCAGAACCGTGCCGGATTCGAGTTCGTGCTCGAGGTGAAGGACTCGACGAAGGTGACGCGGCTGGTGCCGTTCACCTATTCGACGACGCAGACGATGGCGATCGAGGTCGGCGAGGGCTATTTCCGCTTCCACACGATGGACGCGACGACGCTCCAGGGATCGACGCTGATGAACGGGGCGGTTCCCTACGAGGTGGCGAACACCTTCGTGCAGGCCGACATCTTCGGCGTGAAGTACGTGCAGAGTGCCGACGTCTTCACGATGGTGCACGTCAACTATGCGCCCGCCGAGCTGCGCCGCGGCGGCGCCCTCGCCTGGACGTTCACGCCGATCTCGTTTGCGACAACGCTCGGCACGCCGACCGGCGTGACGGTGACGGCGCAACTCGGCGCCACGCCGGGCACGCCCAGCATCCACCGCTACGCCGTGACGGCCGTCGCGAGCAACAACATCGACGAGTCGCTGGTGTCGGTCGAGGCGGCCGCGACGACGTTCCAGGCGAGCATCTCCGCAATCACGAAGGCCGCTCCCGGCGTCTTCACGACGACCTCCGCGCACGGCCTGCTGGCAGGCGACCCGATCTACACGGTGGGCATCCTCGGCATGACTGCGGCGAACCTGACCGGGCTGATCGTCGCTACGGTGCCCAGCACGACGACGTTCACCGTGTCGCTGGCCGGCGCCGCGCTCGACACGTCCACGTTCGGTACCTACACGTCCGGCGGCAAGGTCTGGATGACGGCGGGCGTCAAGAACAACCTCTTCGACACCGGCGCGAGCAACACCGTCACCTGGACGAACGTGACCGGCGCACTTCGGTACCACGTCTACAAGTACAGCAACGGCCTGTGGGGCTACCTCGGCCAGGCGTCGGCGACCGCCGGATCGTTCCTTGACGACAACATCACCCCGGACATCAGCACGACGCCGCCCGAGGCTGCGAACCCGTTCAACTCCGCAGGGAATTACCCGGGCGCGGTGACATATTTCGATCAGCGCCGCGTCTTCGCGGGCACGATCAACCAGCCCCAGAACATGTGGCTCACCAGGGCCGGCACCGAGTCGAACCTGACCTATTCGATTCCGACGCGCGACGCCGATTCGATCTCGTTTCGGGTGGTCGCGCGCGAAGCCAACACCGTGCGCCACCTGGTGCCGCTCGCCAACCTCGTCGCATTGACCAGCTCGGCCGAGTGGCGCGTCACGAGCGTGAACACCGACTCGCTCACGCCGACCAGCATCAGCGTCAAACCGCAGTCCTACATCGGCGCCAACGATGCCGCGCCGGTGATCGTGAACAACAACGTGGTCTACGCGGCCGCGCGCGGCGGTCATGTGCGCGAGATGGCATACCAGTACACCGCGGGCGGCTACGTCACGGGTGACCTCAGCCTGCGCGCGCCGCACCTGTTCGACCAGATGACGATCATCGACATGGCGTTCAGCAAGTCGCCGTATCCGATCGTCTGGATGGTCAGTTCGAACGGCAACCTGCTGAGCCTGACCTACGTGCCCGAGCAGCAGATCGGCGCCTGGGCTCACCACGACACCGACGGCGTGTTTGAGTCGATCTGCGTGGTCGCCGAGGGTGCCGAGGACGTGCTCTATGCGATCGTCCGGCGGGTGATCAACGGCACGTCGAAGCGCTACGTCGAACGCATGCGCCCCCGCGTCTTCGCGACGCTGGCCGACTCGTTCTTCGTCGACTGCGGCGGGACGTTCGTGAGCACGACCGGCGCTGTGTCGACCATCTCGGGCGCCTACTGGCTCGAAGGCAAGACCATCAGCATCCTCGCGGACGGCGCAGTGCACCGGCAGCTCGTGGTATCGGGCGGCAGCTTCACGCTGGACAACCCGGCGACGAAGGTGCAGTTCGGCCTTCCGATCACGGCAGACCTGCAGACCCTGCCGGTCGCCAACCAGTCGGAGGCGGCCGGCCAGGGCAAGAAGAAGAACGTCAACAAGGTCTACGTGCAGATCAAGGACTCGGGCGCCCCCGCCACCGGGCCGTCCTTCACGAGCCTGACGTCGCCGAAGATCCGCACGACCGAGCCCTACGGCGCGCCGCCGAACCTGCAAACAGGCGAGGTCGAGATCGTGAACCGCGCGGCGTGGGGCGACAGCGCGCAGGTCTGCCTGCGCCAAACCGACCCGCTGCCGCTGACCCTGATCAGCATGACGATCGACTACGCCGAGGGCGGCTAGTTCACATAGGCCGCGCCGTGGCTCGTACCTTCCCTGTTAACTTCAGGGAACGAGACGCCGACAGTGGCTGACGCATCGGGAATTAGCCAGTTCGGAATGGCCACGCAGATCGGCGGCGCCCTGTCGTCCGCCATCGGCGCCTACTCGTCGATCAAAGGGCAGAAGTCCCAGCTGCGCATGCAGGCGATCTTGGACGCGATCAACGCCAAGACCGCGAACGCGTCCGCCGACTCGGCGCTGGCGGCAGGCCAGCACGAGGAGCAAGCGAGCATGCTGCGCACCGCGCAGCTCAAGAGCACCCAGCAGGCCCAGTTCGCTTCGAGCGGGATCGATCTCGGAGAGGGCAGCGCGGCGCGCGTCCTAACCAGCACGGACGTGATGGGCGCGATCGACAAGAACACGATCGCGGCCAACGCGGTGCGTGCCGCATGGGGCTATCGGACCCTGGCAGTGAACGACCAGAACGAAGGGCTGCTCGCGAACGCGAGCGCGGATCAGCTCAGCCCGATCGGATCGGCCGCAACGTCCCTCCTCGGCAGCGCCGGCGGCGTCGCGCAGAACTGGTACATGCTCAACAAGTCGGGCGCGTTCACGACCTCCAACAAGACAGGGAGCGGCAGCGGGGTGGTTGACGCAGGTTCGGTTCCGAATCTGAACATCGGCTGAGATGGCTATCCCGACCTACTCGAACTTCACGACCGGCCAGACCACCGCGCCGGATGCGAAACTCGCCGTGCCGGGCGGGCCGAACGCTGAGCAGATCGCCGGCGAGCAGGCCCAGCGCACCGGCGCAGCGATGCAGAGCGCAGGTGACGCCGTCTCGAAGATCGCGCTGTCCATGCAGGACCAGATCAACCAGACGCGCGTGAACGACGCAGTCAACCAGGCGCGCATCGCCGCGCAGCAACTCACCTACGACCCGGCGACCGGCTACAAGGCTCTGCAGGGTCACGACGCGCTGCAGCGCCCCAACGGCCAGCCGCTCGCAGCGGAGTACGGTGACAAGCTCAGCTCCTCGCTGAGCACCATTGCAGGCAACCTCGGCAACGACGAGCAGCGCCGCGCTTTCGCGCAGTCCTCGGCGGCGCTGGCCACGCAGTTCCAAGGCGACATCGAGGCGCACACCCTGCAGCAGTACGGGGTCTATCACGACTCCGTCAACGACGCGACGATCGCCCTCGCCAAGAACAGCATCGCGCAGAACTGGGACAACCCCGACCTGATCTTCGGCCACACCGACGACCACGGGAACTACACGCCCGGCGCGGTCGATGCGATCAAGGCGGCGACCATGGCCAGGGCCCAGCAGCACGGGCTCGAAGGCGCACCGGCAGACGCCGCCATCCTCGACGCCGTCAGCAGCGCGCACCGCGGTGTCGTGCAGTCCGCGCTCGAGAACGGCAACCCAGGCTACGCCATGAACTACATGGACGCGGCGCGCAAGCGCGGCGAGCTGACGGGCAACGACATCCTGGCGCTGCAAGCCCACGTCACGCAGGCGAACAACCTGGCGGTGTCCACGGCGGCCGTCGGCCAGACGGCAACGGAGGTGTCGCGCGCCTTCGCGCCGACGACGCTCGATCGCTTCCACCAGATCACGGCAGGCACGGAGTCGGGCAACAAGGACTTCGCCCCCGACGGCACCCCCATCGTCTCGCCCGTTGGCGCCAAGTACGCGATGCAGGTGATGCCGGCCACGGCAGCGAACCCGGGCCACGGGATCCGCCCGGCAGCCAACGACTCGGCCGCGGAATACAACCGGGTGGGCGCGTCACTGCAGGCCGCGCTGCTGCAGAAGTACGGCGATCCGGCGCTGGCCTGGGCGGCGTACAACGCGGGCGAAGGCAACGTCGACAAGGCTCTGAAGGACGCAGACGGCGGCGATTGGATGAGCGCGCTCGCCGCGTACCAGTCGCCGGCCAATCACCAGCAGACCGTCAATTACGTGAAGACGAACATGAGCCAGCTCGAGGACCCGACGCAGGGTCGCGTCGCGCGCCCGACCGAGCTGCAGTTTGTCAACAGCGCGCTGTCGAAGCTCCCCGCCGGCGCGACGCCTCAGCTGGTGCAGATGACCCGGGAGCACGCCACGCAGCAGTTCAACGTCATCGACAAGACGTTCACCGAGCAAGGCACCCAGGCGCTGTCGGCAGTGCAGCAGTGGCTCTACGCGAACAAGGGCAGCGGCGCAACCGTCGCGGACGTGCCACAAGAGCTGATGGACCCGCTCCTGCGCTTCGCGCCTGGCGACGCCGGCCGGCCGCTGGAGTCCTTCAGCAAGGCGCTGCAGCGCGGCGACACCGTCACGAACCTGGGCCGCTACAACGACATCGTGTCGAACAAGGCCCAGTACTTCAGGATGAGCCAGCCGGCGTGGGACATGCTGCAGACCGAACTGAGCCCGAGCACGTTCCAGCAGCTGTCGAAGCAGCGGGCCGAGTGGACCAACGGCACGGGTGACGACTCCCCGAACGGCATGGACCACGCGACGATCGCGCGTGTCTTGAACGAGCGTCTGGCCAGCATGCAGTTGCCGACCACCGCGCGCGCCGGGACGTCAGACAGTGCCTGGCTCGGAGCGACGAAGCTTTTCGTCGACCAGTCGATCCAGCAGGCCCAGTACTCGAGCGGGAAGCGCTTCACGCCGGACGACATCGAGACGCACATGGACAAGCTGTTCGCGGCGAACGTCCAGTTCCGCCGCACGCTGTTCGGCTACGACCTCGGCAGCGCCTCGCCGCACAACCTGATGGGCATGCGCGTCGGTGACCTGAACCCCGACACCGTGACGAAAATCAAGGCCGCCTACGCCAAGGCCGGCCGGGCGAATCCGAGCGACACCGACGTTCTGAACGCATACCGGAATTTCCAACTGGGCCAGCAATGAGCGATCCGTTCGACGACGCGGTAGCGTCGACTCTCCAAGGAAGCGCGGCGCAGATCCGCGACAACGTTGCCCAGGCCCTGCCCGTCAACCCTGACGCCGAGGCGCAGACGCGCCGCGCCGCGGCTGTCGCGCGCGTGCCGCTCGTCACCGCGCGGGCGATGCCGGATCAGGTGAATCAACAAGCTCGGATGTCGACGTTCGACGCCAGCTTGCTGCAGCGCCAGTTCCCGACCACGGCGCAGTTGCTCGCGGACCCTGATCTTGCGAAGTTGACGCACGACGACATCCCGGCGACGACGAACGTCGAGACCGCCGTGAAAGCGCCGGCCGTCGCACAAAACCCGGCGCTCGATCCGGCGCCCGGCAGGCCATTCACCATGGGCCGGGCGGTGAACTATCTGTTCAGCGCTGACCCTACCGACCGCACGTTGATGAGCGACGTCGGCAGCGGCGCGCTGTCGCTCGCTCGCGGCCTCGGCGGCTCGTTCAACAAACTCGCGGAGGCTGTCGGGCTTGTCACCGCCGCGCCCGCCGTCCTTGCTGACAAGGTGCGAGGAGACACCAGTGCCTCCGACTGGTGGTTCCGCAACATGGTGACGCCGCGTGTCGCGGACGAGTCGGCGTTCAACCTTCCCCCTGACGCGACCTTCGCGGACAAAGGCTTCCACGCGGGCGGCGCCTTGCTGGGCACGATGGCGCAGATCGTGTTGACGGGCGGCGCTGGCGAGGCGGCCGCACCTATCGCCACTGGCGATACGGTCGCCGCACGGGTTGGCGCTTTGGCTGCGCACGGTACGAAGGCGATGACGACCCCGGCGCTCACCGAAGCCGTGAACACCGGCCGCGAGGTCTTCGAGCGCACAGGCGATGGTGACGCCGCACTGAAGGCGGCGACCGCTGCATACGGCACGACCGCCGCCGCGGGCGTGGTGCCGATCTCGGCCGCGGGTGGCCTGGTGAAGCGCGTGCTGACCGGGGCGCTGAGCGGCGCCGCGTCCGGTGAGGCGTCCCGCCAGATCATGAACGCTGCATCGCCCGACACGATGCAGACGTCGTTCGATTGGGAGAACCAGTTCCTGTCGATGATCACCGGCGCCGCGCTCGGCGGCGCCATGGGGCCGCGCGACGCCTCGGCGCTGCCCGCGGTTCGCGACAGCTATGCCGAGGCCTATCAGGCCGCCCGAAGCGAAGCCCAGAACGCACAACTCGCGGAGATCTCGAAGGCGGCTGTCGCTAGCAAGCTGCGCGAGCGCGACCCTGCGGCGTTCAAGCAGTTCGTGGCTGACGCCGCGGATGGCAGCGACATGCACAGCGTGCACATCGAGGGAGCGAAGTTCGCCGAGATCCTGCAGCAGGCCGGCGTGTCCGGTGACGAGCTGCGCCAGACCATGCCTGATGTCGCGAGCCAGATGGACGCTGCGCTCGGGGAGAACGCGCCGCGCAATGCGCTGGTGACGATCCCGATCGAGGACTTCGCGACGCACATTGCGGGCAGCAAGTTCGAGCAGCAGTTCCTCGCGAACGCGCGCGTGACGCCGGAAAGCGGCACGGCCGCCGAGGGCGACACGCTCAAGCAAGAGCAGCAGGCCGATCTGCAGTCCCGCGCGCAGGCGCTGGCGGACACGCACGACAACAACGCGGCCTACCAGGCGAGCGTCGATCGCATGAACGCCCAGGTTGACGCCAACCTCGCCGGCCTGAAGATGCGCCCCGACCAGCTCGAGGCGAACAGCATGTTGCTGCGCGAGTTCTACAAGACGCAGGCCGACCGCACCGGCGTGATGCCGGACGAATTCGCTGCGAAGTACCCTGTCAAGGCCACTAATCGCGAGCTGCTCGGCGACAAGTACGCCCAGGACGTGCCGCACATCGAGGACGATCACCTCGGCCCGGCCGCCGCGCTGATGGAGATGGGCAAGCGCGACGACCTGTTCCAGTACCCGAAGTCCAACGAGAAGGACCCGGTCAAGATCGCGGCCGACAAGTCGCTTGGCCTGAAGGTGACGCCCGAGACGGTCACGCAGATGGACGGCAGCGAGAAGCACACCGGCAACTGGGACATCGTGTCGCCCGATGGCAGCGGCACCGCGATCATGACCCGCCACGGCGACAAGGTCTGGATCAACGTGGCCGGCCTGAAGCCCGGCAGCGGTGGCAGCTTGGTCTACGACCTGGCCGCCAACTACGCGCGCAACAACGGCCTGAAGTTCGTCGGTGACCCGGCCGGCGTGTCCAAGGCGGCCATGGTGCGGCGCGCGGAGAACATGCTGTCGTCGGCCGTGAAGTACGGCACGACCGATCACCTCGAGCCGCACCCGAAACAGCTCAAGGGCGACAAGACCGTGCCGCCACTGGCATGGAAGGCCGGCGACACGCTCGCCAACGTGCGTTCGCTCATGGATGCGACCACCGGCGCCAACGCAAAGTTGGCCCCGATTTCGGACGGGATTCGGTATGATGCGGCCCATGGCCGCTTCGCAGACTCAGAAGGCGCCGTCGTTGACGGCCCTGATGTCTTCCGAGTCCTTTCGGACTTCGGTCGCGGAGACGCGGGCGCTGGTGCGCCAGGCCAAGCCACTCTACGTCGAAATGCTCTGTTCCATTCCCTTCTACAAGGCGAGGGAGCACGACGAGCACTTCTGGACGAGCTATATCGGGTCGAGGGTGGTCGAGGCGAAGACGCTGGTAGCGGCCTCGCTGGCAGCTTCTACCAGGAGCGCGTAGCGCAGAAGGCCCGAGGCGAGTTCAGCCCGGGCCAAAAGACCATCGCGCTCCTGAAGGACGCGAACCTGTCGACCTTCCAGCACGAGCTGGGCCACTTTTTCCTCGACACGCTGAGCCACATGGCGGCCCAGGCCGACGCGCCGGCGCAGGTCAAGGCCGACATGGCCGCGTTCCTGAAGTGGCAAGGCATCGGCACGCTGGACGACTGGCACGAGATGTCGGTCAACGAGCAGCGCGAACATCACGAGGCCTTCGCCACCGGCTGGGAGACCTACCTCATGAAGGGGCAGGCGCCCACGCTGGAACTGCGCGGCCTGTTCTCGCGCTTCCGCGCGTGGATGATGTCGGTCTACCAGACGCTGAAGGGCGCCCCGGGCGACTTCACGCCGGAGGTGCGCGGCGTTTTTGACCGGATGATCGCCAGCACCGACGCGATCCATCAGGCCGAGATGGCTCGCAAGTACATGCCGCTGTTCGATTCGCCGGAGAAGTCCGGCATGTCGCCGGAGGACTGGGCCAAGTATCAGGCGACCGGCAAGGACGCCACCGAGCAGGCGATCGAGAGCCTGATCGGCAAGACCATGAAGGACATGGCCAAGACCGACCGGCTGCGCACCTCGTCGCTGCGCGCCGTACAGCGCGACGCCGCGGTGAAGCGCCAGGCGATCACGCTCGAGGTACGGTCGGAAGTGATGCGCGAGCCGGTCTATCGCGCCTGGTCGTTCCTCACCGGCAAGGACAGCGCGCAGCTGCCCGACGAGATCAACGCCGAGCACCAGCAGGCGGTGCGCGACTGGAGCGAGAAGCGCAGCGAGCACGAGGCCGAGGCGAAGGCCGAGGTCAAGGCGAAGGCCTGGGAAGCGGCGCCCGAGTCGAAGCTGCCGGCGAAGAACCTGGGCCTGGCCAAGGGCCAGTGGCTCGCGAAGAACCGCGCGCGGATCGACCTCGACATCAAGCGCGCGATGATCGACTACGACGCCGAGCACCCGAAGCCGGTCGCTCCGCCGAAGCCCGACACCGCATCCAAGGATCCGACCACGGGCGCCGGCAAGATCGACCTCGACGCGCTGCGCGAGGCTGTCGGCAAGGACAAGGCCAAGCCCCTGCAGGACCTGCGCATGACGACGACCACCGGCCACGGCATGGCGCCCGGCGAGGTGGCGGACATGTTCCAGTTCCCGGACATCGAGTCGATGGTCGACGCGATCACGCAGGCTGAGCCGCCGCGCGCGGTCGTGTCCGGCATCGTCGATCAGCGCATGCTCGAGCGGCACGGCGAGATCTCGACGCCCGAGGCGATGGCGCGCACGGCCGACGAGCTGGTGCAGAACGAGGTGCGCTCGACGTTCGTCGCCTCGGAGCTGCGCGCGCTGCGCGCGGCCACCGGCGCCACTCGCACAGCGAAAGGCAAGCTCTCCGACATGGTGCTTGCGGCCAAGGAAGCCGCATCGAACACGATCGACGTGAAACGTATCCGCGACATCAACGAAGGGCAGTTCCGGGCCGCGGAGACGCGCTCCGCGACGCAGGCCGAAAAGGCCATGATGAAGGGCGACACGGAGGGCGCCGCAACGGCCAAACGCGACCAGCTCTTGAACATGGAACTGGGCCGCGCCGCGCGCGACGCGAACGACTTCGTCGCGAAGTCGCTGGAGTACCTGAAGAAGTTCGAGAAGGACTCCGTCCGCGAGAATATCGACGTCGACTACCGCGACCAGATCGATCGCCTGCTCGAGCGCGCCGACCTGCGCAAGGGCGTCAGCAACGTGGCGCTGGACAAGCGCGCATCGCTCGAGTCGTGGGTCGAGAAGATGGCCGCCCTCGGTTACAAGCCGGACGTGCCCGAGGACCTGCTGAACGAGGCCGCGCGCTGGCACTACAAGGACATGCCGTTCGCGGCGTTCCGCGGCCTGGTCGACTCGGTCAAGGCGATCGAGCAACTGGGCAAGCTGAAGAACCAGCTGCGCGATGGTCAGGAGGCCCGCGCCATCTCCGCGCTTGCCGACGAAGTGCGCGACTCCGCGGCGAAGCTGCCGCAGCGCGAGGGCGAGTCGAACCGCGGCCTGACGCGCATGGCCAAGAAGTGGCTCGACGCGAAGGCCTTTGGTCGCAGCGCGCAGGCGTCGCTGCTGAAGATGGAGCAGATGTTCGACTGGATCGACGCGCGCAACCCGATGGGCGCGATGAACCGGGTCGTGTTCCGACGGATGTCCGAAGCCGGCGTGCACGAGGCCAGCCTGCTGTCGGCGACGAAGGAGGGTATCGACGCGCTCGCCAAGGCGCACCTGGACGACATCGCGAAGACGAAGGGCATCTTCACGGCCGACGGCCTGATCGACGGCCTGACCGGCAAGCCGCAGAAGTTCACGACGAAGGAGATGCTCATGCTCGCCGGCAACGCCGGCAACGAGAGCAACCTCGGCAAGCTCGCCAAGGGGGAGGGCTGGGACGAGGCCGCGGTCTGGGACTTCCTGCACAAGAACATGACGACGGCGCACTGGGACTTCGTCGAGGGCATGGGCAAGACGTTGGAGACGCTGTGGCCTGAGAAGGTGGCGATGGGTCGTCGCCTGGGCGCGACCACGCCGGAGAAGATCGCGCCGCGGCCGTTCCAAACTGCCGACGGCAAGACGCGCAGCGGCTGGTACTGGCCGCTGATGTACGACCCGGCGCGCAGTCAGGACGTCGCCGAACGCGGCGCGCGCATGGGCGACTCGCTGTTCGAGAACATCTACACCAAGGCGAACACCGACACCGGGCGGATGAACACCCGCAACGAGAACTACGCGCGCCCGATCCTGATGGACCTCGACGCGCTGCCGCGCATGATCAAGGACGAGATCCACGACATCGCCTGGCGCGAGGCCGTGATCGACGCGGACCGCTTCACGTCGCACCCCGTCGTGCGCAAGGCGATCGTCGGCGCGCTGAGCCAGGAGCATTACGACCAGATCCGCCCCTGGTTGCAGTCGATCGCCAACGACGGCAAGCTGGGGCCTGACGGCAACCGCGGTTGGAAGTGGCTGAACACCATCGCCAACGAAGCGCGCACGCGCGCGACGATGGTCGGCCTGGGTTTCCGCCTCACGACCGCCGCGGTGCACGGGCTGTCGGCCGGCGCGGAGTCGGTCGCCGAGCTGGGGCCGAAGTGGATGTCGAAGGGGCTGTGGGACTTCAGCAACCCGGCCCAATGGGCGGAGAACAAGGCCGCGATCTTCGAGAAGAGCGGCGAGATGCGCAACCGCGCCAACGAGCAGGACCGCGACATCCGCGAGTACCTGACCGACCTCGACACGAAGCTGATGGACACCACCAGCGGCGCGCTGGCGCGCGGCGCCAACGTGCTGCGATCGCACGCGTTCGACCTGATCGGGGGCCTGGACATGCTGACCGCGCTGCCCACCTGGCAGGGTGCCTACCTGAAGGGTATGTCGCCGATCAAGGACGGCGGCCTCGGGCTAGGCGAGGAGGACGCTGTCTACTTCGCCGACAAGACCGTGCGCAACGCGCACGGTGGCACGGGCGTCAAGGACATGGCGGCGATCCAGCGCGGCAACGAGTTCCAGAAGCTGTTCACGATGTTCTACACGTTCTGGAACCACAACGTGAACCGGCTCATCGACACCGGCAAGCTGATCGCAAGCCCGGAGCACCGGGCCGCGATGAAGGAAGCGAACCACTGGACCGACACGCAGTTGGCCAGCACGGTCATCATGCGCACCCTGGTCTACACGATCGGCGTGCAGACCATGCATGCGCTGTTCCATCCGCCGAAGGACGACGACACGGAATCGTGGCTGGCCTACGCCGCCAAGGAATTCGGCTCGGTGGCCTTCGGTGGCATCCCGATCGCGCGCGACCTGTACGCGCACTACGTCACCGGCCGCGACTACAGCGCGACGCCGGCGGCGGGCCTGGTCGACACCGTCGGCAAGAGCGGCGCGGACGCGGCGGCCGCGCTCACCGGGAAGGACGTCAGCGACAAATGGGTGAAGCACACGATCGCCACGGCGGGCGCAGTGCTGAACCTGCCGCTGGGCCAGCCAAGCAACGTCGCGCAATTCCTGTGGGACGTGGGTCAAGGCAGGGCTGACCCGACGAGCGCCACCGACTGGTGGAACGGCGTGATGCACGGCGACGTGAAACACCACTAGGCGAGTTCACATAGGTCGGTAGGCGGGTCAGAGACTCGCTGTATGACGATCTCGACCACGACCCGTACCGCCGGACCATTCACCGGCACCGGGGCACTCGTCAGCTACCCGTTTGCGTTCAAGGTGTTCCAGACGTCCGATCTGGTGATCACCCAGACCGACACGAGCGGCAACCTCACAACGTGGACGCTCGGCGGAAACTTCACCGCCGTTCTGAATTCCGATCAAGGCGTCTCGCCCGGCGGCACGATCACGCCGATCGTTGCGCTTCCGGCAGGGTACGTCCTGAACGTGACGAGCGCCGTCCCGTTGACGCAGCCGGCATCCCTGACCAACGCCGGGGGGTTCTTCCCGAAGACGATCGAGGACGCGCTCGACCGACTGACGATTCTGATTCAGCAGGCGCTCGGCTCCATCGGCAACGCTCTGCGGGTGCCCGAGATCACTGGCGTGTCCGCGCTGCCGGCCATTGCGCAGCGCGCGAACAACCTGTTGAGCTTCGACACCAACGGCAACCCGATCGCAGTCGCGCCGGCGGCAGGGTCCGCGACGGCACTTTCGCTCGCGCTCGCGCAGCCGACGGGGTCGACGCTGATCGGCAACGGCGCGACCACCGTGAAAGCCACGCTGGATGCGAATGCCGCGTCCATCGCTGCGAATACTGCGTCCATCGCTGCGAATGCCGCGTCCACGGCCGCGAACTTCGCCACGTTGAACGTGATCGACGTCGACGCGCTCGCGGACATGATGACGAATCTGTCGCTTGGCACGGCTCAGCTAGCGCTCGCGTTCGGCGATTCGACGCAGTTCGGCGCTGATCCGGCGAACACCGCCGTTGCTGTCGCCATCCCCCCGCCGCAACAGCTCCAGAACACGATCAACACGTTCTTCGGCAACACGTCGTTCACGGTCACGAACATGGGCCTCGGCGGCACCACGCTGGCCCAGATGCTCGCAGGCACTGATGGCAGCGGCTCGACGTTCGCCGCGAAGATGGCTGCGACGACGGCGAAGGCTGCGCTCTGCAACCATTGCGTGAACGACGCGAAGGTCTACACCGCGGCGAGCGCGGCCACGTACCGCGCGAACTTGCTGATCTTCATCAACACGTGCCGCAAGTACAACGTCACGCCTATCCTGACGACTCCGCACCCGATCCTGACGGTGGGCACTTTCGGCACGATCGCATGGGCCGAAGCGACGGCGAAGTTCACTCAGATCATGAAGGACGTCGCCACCAAGCACGGCGTTGTGCTGGTCGACATCAACAACCTGCTGACACAGTTGATCGGCACGGATGGCAATACAGGTATCGGCGTGCTGCCTGACGGCGCGCACGGTTCGCAGACCACGTACAACTTCGTCGGCCTGAACTACGCGGCCGCACTGCTCGGTCCGCAAGCGGCGATCGTCAGCGGAGCCGACCAGCGCCTATCGGTTGTCGGAGCGCACGTGCGTGCGACCAACCCGTCCTACGGCTTGAACACGTCATCGCGTGTGGGTGCGTCGCTGAACACCGGCAATACCACCGGGCAGTCGATCCGCGTGATCTTCAACGTCACGCAACGCGGGCTCGATCTCTCGCTGCTCTCGCCGATCTTCTCCATCGCCTGTGCGAACGTGTCGGTGAGCCTTGATGGCTACGGGGTGGGCGGCACGTATTCGCAGGTCCTGGCCGGCTACGGCACAGGCAACTTCCTGCAGGACTTCGAGACGCCGATCGCGCGCAATCTGTCGATCGGCATCCACCATCTGATCATCACGTCGAACGCGGCCGGCTACCTGGTGATGAACGCGCTTCGATTCCGGGCGACCAGCAAGCCGCTGGTGCTGCCCAACGCCTCCGCGGTCCCGTCCCACCGCACGCTCATCGCCAAGAAGATGGACCTCACGTCCGTCGCGTCGGTGATGTTCCTCGACGACTCGGCATGCGGGTTGTCGCGCATGGCCGATGCGGCCACGGAGATCGAATGGGTCGGTCAGTTGACGGTGTCGTCGGGTTTCATCCTGGCCGGCGCCAACGTCGGCAGCACCAGCGGCACGGCGAGCGCGGAGCGCGCGATCTCCGTGGGCCTGAACGCCAGCGGCTTCCTCAGCGTCGACGAGTCGACCGCGCCAGGTACGTACACGACCACCGTGATCGGCGCGACGAACCTCTCGACGGCCTCGCACACGTATCGCGTTTCGACGACCTCGGCCGGCGTCATGTCGCTCTACGTCGACGAAGCACTGATCGGCACCTACACCATCGCCGGGCCGTACTTCGGCGGCCTGATCGGCCTCTACCGCAACCTGGCCAACGGGCTGTTGACCGTGACCGACGTCTGCCGCGTCTGGCGAAACTAATGACCCACGACAACTCGTTCCTTGCGCTAGTGCTCTCCTGGCTGGGACTGATCGGCAGCTGGCTGACCATGTCGCACCTGCTCGGCGCCGCAACCTTCATCTTCACCGTTCTGCAGATCGTCATCGCCGTGCGCAAACTGCGCCGCGAGGCGCGGCTCGAACGGCTCGAAGTACAGCTCAAGCAGCCGGAGGCGCGCCCATGAATTTCGACGACGCGTTCACCAAGCTGGTCGACTCGCAGCACGAGGGCGGCTACGTCAACGACCCGCATGACCGGGGCGGCGAGACGTACAAAGGCGTCGCCCGCAAGATGAATCCAACCTGGCCAGGATGGCAGCGCATCGACGCTGCCCGCACGCAGCCGGGGTTCCCGAAGAACCTCGAATCCGACAGCGCGCTGCAGGTCATGGTGAAGTCCTTCTACCAGTTCGACTACTGGGGACCGGCCGGCTGCGACGGCGCGCCGCCGCAGGTCAAGTTCGACCTGTTCGATACCGCGGTGAACGGCGGGGTGCTCACCGCGATCAAGCTGCTACAGCGCGCCGCCGGCGTCGCTGACGATGGCGTGCTCGGCGCGCGCACGCTGCAGGCCGTGCAGTCGCTCGACCCCTGGCAGCTCCTGGCCCGATTCGACGGCTGGCGCCTCGACTACCTGAACGACAACCCGGACCAGTGGGCGCGCTTCGGGCGCGGCTGGGCGCAGCGCATCGCTGAAAACCTGAAGGCCGCTTGATCATGAGCTTGAACTGGAAAGACCTGGCCAAAGACATCGGCGCCTCGGCACCGATCCTGGGCACCCTCATCGGCGGCCCGGCCGGCGCGGCGATCGGCACCATGGTGTCGAGCGCGCTCGGCTGCGCCAACACGCCGGACGACGTCAAGGTCGCGCTGGCCACCAACCCCGACGCGGCCGTCAAGCTGGCGCAGATCGCCAGCGACAGCAAGACCCAGCTGCAGACGCTGCTCGTGCAGTCCGAGGCGAACCGCCTGGCGGCCGACACGGCGGCGATCAACTCGGTGAACACCACCATGCAGGCCGAGGACAAGGCCGACCACTGGCCGACCTACAGCTGGCGGCCGTTCTGCGGCTTCGTGTTCGGGGTCATGTTCGGCGGCGTCTACTTCGTCCTGCCGCTGGCGCATATTCCCGTGCCTGTCGTGCCCACCGAGGCCTGGCTGGCGATGGGCGGGATCCTGGGCGTCGCGTCGTTCTTCCGCGGCAAGGCCCAGGCGGCGCCGGACGTGGCGACCGATCCGCGCGGCTGACGTGATCACCGCCGCGCACGTCACCATGGCGAAGCGCGCGGCCAATGGGTTCGCCCGGCACCTGCCCACCTCCGTCGATCGCGACGACCTGGCGCAGGTCGCGCTCATCGCCGTGCACGAGCACCTGCCGCGGTTCGACGCCGCGCGCGGCGTCCCGCTCAGCGCCTACCTGAACACCAAGATGCGCGGTGCCATGCTCGACGAGCTGCGCCGGATGGACATGCTGCCGCGCGGCGACAGGCGCCAGTTGTCGCAGGCGGCCGAAGCGCGCCGGCGGCTGGAGCATCACCTGGGCCGCGCGGCGCGGGAGGGCGAAGTCGCCGCGGCGCTGGGTGTGCCGCTCCTGGAGCTCCAGAAACTGCGCGGCGCTGGCGCGGCGCTCGCGGTCGACGAGGTCGGCCCCGATCTCACCGAGGACATGGTCGAGGCGCGGCTGATGTTCGATCGCCTGCAACAGGCTTTCGACGCGCTCAGCGAGCGTGAGCAGACGATGCTGGCGCCGCGCTTGGCCGCAGGTGGGGCAACTGATCAGCGCACTGCCGCGCTGGCTGGCCTATCGCCCGGGCGCGTTTCGCAGATCTGCACCGGCGCCCTGGACAAGCTCCGGCGCGCGGTCGGCATTGAGCCGACGAGCGTTCCTCGCGGCGGCCGACCGATGGTTAGTGATTGCTAACCAAACAGCTGCCAACCCTGCAAGGGTGTAGACTAGGAACATCCAGTCGGTCAGATCCATGCGTGAAGTATGCGCCACCCCACGGGATAAAACCCGGGATAAAGCGGCTGGAATAGGTGGGCCTGTAGGTGTTTAGCTCATAGGTAAACACTCCACTGAGGTACACCTCAGCCACCCCATCGCCTAAGTTCGAGTCCCATTAGCCACCCCACCCGATAAAAGAAAAAAGCTCCTGAGCGATCAGGAGCTTTTTTTTCGTCCGCGTTTCATGGATGCCCCCGCAT